AAACGTGTGAAGNAGCATTTGTNNANGAGTGCGCTAAAAAGCATTCTGATGGTCATGGGCGCATTGATATNGTTAAACATAAATTGGTAAATAGTAAGGTCGTAATGCGATGAAAAACAATAATAAATCTCGATTACATTCTCCAAAAAGTATAATAAATGTAGAATACATTAGCACATCTTATGATATTCCGATTAAATACATTTACATTGCAAATTCAAATGAACAATACCTAAGGAACAATGAGTGGCTCACCTAAGACAGCAAGAAGTTACAACAGCACTATTATTGATGATAACGCTGTCATCAGCCTTAATCTCAAATGGTTGGGTCAGCTATTTGTTTTGGTCGGTATGCTCGGCTGGTCTGGTTATAAGCTATTGGACAGATTGGAGAGCCTTGAAGAACAAATGGTATTGGCAGATAAGCAAATTACAAATCTTCTTGACCGACATATGCTGGAAGAAGAAGGGAAACGAGCCGAACTCGAGGAAAAGGTAAGTTTCTATGAAAAAGAATTTAACATTAACCCACTTAGTTGGGGAAAACGGAAAAAGAAATAATGGATTTCATGGCGATTTATGGCGAAGCGGGAATGATTGGTGTAGTCGGAGCAATGTTCGTTTATTTGGTAGTGCAGATGTCAAACAAGGCTGCACAGCAACAAGAAACATTAGAGAATTTAAAAATTGAAAACAAAGGTCAATCTGAAACACTTGAGAATATGGAAGGTATGATCATCAAATTAATTAGCAGGTGGAATCAATCCGATGATAAACTGGATAGAAAATTTGATGCTATCACAAAAGAAATTAATGACCTTGATAACCAAGTATCAGAATTAAAAGGCTCTATGAGTAGAATCAACGGAAGGCATTAATGGATTATCAGAACATTGACGACTATCGTGGTGACGTTAAAGAACGTCTTACAAGAATTGAAACAATCTTAAATAGAGAATTGCCTGATATTAAAGAACAATTAAAACTGTCTAATGGTCGCATGAGATCATTAGAGAATTGGCGTAATTATATGGTTGGCGGTATGGCAATTATTTCTTTCATCATAACATGGAGTGCATAACAATGGAATGGCTACAAATGAACTGGGAATGGGTTTTACTTGGATTTATGGTACTTGAGAAACTGGTGAAGATGTCGCCTTCAGATAAGGATGATATACTTCTGGATGTGGTTTGGCAAGGATTAAGTAAAATGGTAAAAGGGGAAAAGAAATGAGCTGGGCATCAAAATACATTGAAAGACAAATCAAAAAACGTGGTTTAAAAGGCTTTATTATTTGGGTTTTAGATTTAGTTGCGAAAGCTACTCCTTCTAAGAAAGACGATAAACTAATTGCGGATATAAAAAAAGCTATGAGGTTAATGAAGTAGTGATTAATTCACTCCAAATGATGACCGTTATTAAAGATACTCTAATAGAAGTGGGTTCTAAATACGCATCAGATGATGCTGTAATCTTAGTTCATAGAACTGGCTTGGTGGAATCTAAGTATCAATACTTGATGCAAGTTGGTGGTGATAACATAGCCAGAGGATTCTTTCAGTGTGAACCTTGGGTAGCGGTTAGTCTTTGTAATGATTATCTAAAATACCGTGAATCTCTTATGAAGAAAGTCGCAGAGATTTGTTATTTGGATTGGAAACATTTTACTAATCCTACAGAAAGCGATTGGCGAGAAATCCTCACAACCAATATTAAAGCAATGATCATTGTCTGTAGATTACATTATTGGAGAGTACCGCAATCACTTCCAAAGACGTTAGATGACCAAGCGGTTTATTGGAAAGCCTTTTATAATACATCGAAAGGCTCTGGGACGGTTGATCACTTTAAGGAGATTGTTGTTAAAAATGGTTAAACTACGACACGAAGAAACAAAAGATTCTGATGGAAATGTTTTAGGGTGTACATATTGCGCATCTGTTAGAATACATAAGGCAGGAACAACTCAAGCGGGTAAGCAGAGATATAGATGTAATGAATGCCGTCGAAGATCAACGAGTGCTAAAATACTCGGCTCAAAGCCATATAGTGTCAGCGAAGAACCCAACAGAGAGCTTGACATTGAGGACTTAATAAAATTTAGGATAAAAAAATATGCCGTAAAAAAAGAACGGAACGCCTATGACTCCTGCGTTGATGTTGAAATTAACATAGATGGTCCGATTGGTATTTGTCATTTTGGTGATCCTCACGTTGATGATGACGGAACAGACCTTGCTGAAATATTCTCCCTGACAACGAAAATTAATAAAGTGGAAGGATTGTTTGCTGGTAACTTAGGAGACATTCAGAATAATTGGATAGGTAGACTTGCAACTTTATATAGCCAACAAAGCACAACGGCAAAAGAATCGTGGGCAATATCAGAGCATTTTATTTCAAGCTTGGATTGGCTTTATTTAGTTGGAGGAAATCACGATGTTTGGTCTGGGGATGGTGACCCTTTAGAATTTATTATGAGACGTACAAAAACGGTTTATAATAATCATGGCGTAAGAATTAATCTTAAATTTCCCAATGGAAAGCAAGTAAGGATTAATGCAAGGCATCAATTCAAGGGACATTCTATTTGGAATACTGCTCATGCGGTTAGTAGGGCGGTTCAAACTGGTTGGCGTGATCATATCTTGACTGCTGGACATACTCATGTAAGTGGTTATCAAGTATTAAAAGACCCGTCAAATGGATTAATTAGCCATGCTCTTCAGGTTGCATCATTTAAAAGAATGGATGGATATGCTGATAAATTAGGACTGGATGACAAAAATATTTTTAATGCGCCTGTAACAATCATTGACCCCAAGTATAACGATGATGACAATAGATTAATTACGACCATATTTGACCCCTATGAGGGGGCGGACTATTTGACGTGGAAAAGATCACAGAAATAACAACGGGCATTGATACAGACCGAAATGCTTTTGAAACCATTCTTAGATGCAAAAGAATTGCTGAGTGCGTAGACCTTACAAATATTATCATTGATAATACCTGCATCGATGAAAAAGAAATGTTAATTGAATTAATTGAATCTATTAGAAGTTTAGAATTGGAAATTGTAGAAATGAGTTTCCCACATGAAATTGGAGCCACAGCATGAGTACATACCAAGAAAGTTATTGCGATACAACCACAGACCTTGCGTTTATTGAGCCGTATTTGGGAGAGTATGACCATAAAAGAGTCTTAGCGAGTAATTGGGTAGAGTCAGGAGTTTCCAACCTTTATTACCTACATAATTCAAGTGACGTTAGTGGTCAATTATATAAGGATGGGGCAGAGCAAACAAAAGTAACTGATACTCCTAATGCCAATAACGAATATGAATATGATTCGGGTTCAGATAGGTTGCAATTTTATATGGGAGGACTAAGCGTTTCGGCAATGAACTCAACAATATTTGAATCGTCCAGGGATTGGAGTGATTTAAAAACCGAAGCAGTAAAAAGAGCAAGTGATTTTATTCGTTCCTATTTACCGTTTCCGATTTATAAAAACAAAGGAATTGGAACATCTGACGCAGTTGGTAATGATTACCCTGAAATTATAGTGCGTAGCACGGCTGTAATGGCGGTAGAATCGTTGATAAGACCGTACGATGTAGAGAAAGCTGACCTCATAAAAAATCAAGCCATAAACGAGCAAGGAACAGGTTGGTTGGATATGCTCAGAACTGGTCAAATCACTCTATATAGTAGTGAAGGTGAGTCAAAGCATAAAGGAATTTTGTCGCCAGTAACTATTAATGCAAATACTACAGGGGGAATTGTAGACATAAAAGGAAGGTCTAATTATCCGTGGGATGTAATTAAAATTATTATTGCAAACGGGGGGACAATTACAGCAGGAAGTGCCAATTCAACCGTGACTTTTTCGTCTTATATCGGGAATGAAAATGGATTAAAACTTGAATTGATGGCAAGTGCTGAGGTTATAGATTGTTATTGGCAACTAATCGGTCATGGTATGTTTGTCCGCTTTGCTCCAGGTTTATACACTACTAACGATGAATGGCAATTAGAAGTAAGTGGGGAGCTTGATCAGTCGTTTACTCCTATTAAATCAGTAAAGGTTTCGAGATATTAATGCCAATTACTTTCACTAATACAATTTATGATGATGTAATAGATAGCTTGGCAACTATTATTAATGACGAGTTTACAATTCCTATACATTATGACGAGCATCGTGGGAACCAGTCCTTTCTCTTAACTCCAGAATCAGACACATTATTAGAGCATTTGTCAAGCGGAATTTCAAGGGAGTACAGTATTTCAGTTGAATACCAAGTCAAATCTGGTGGCACATACAATAAAAATTCTTTTAAACAGGTAAGTAATATCATGGAACGATTCAAAAGGTTGGTGTTTAACAACATTAGCTATTCAAGTGGAACGAGCTGGTTTGACGGAAGAATAACCGATATTGAGTACAGTAGAAACGAAGATGACGAAACGCTTTTAAAAGGCGTTGCTACCTTCGTCTGTAATAATATTGAAATAATCTAATAACAAGGAGTCTATTTAAAATGGCTAAAGGAAAATACAAGGCAACTCCAGCATTTGATGTAGATGCCTTTGATAACTACAAAGGGTTGGGACAAAACAATTATTCTAAACTTGCCAAGGGTAAGTCGGTAGAACTTGATTTTGAACCAACTGAATTAATTAAATTAAAAATGATAACAAAAACTGGAGGTAAGTGATGGCAACTTATTCAGGAAATCAATGGCTTGTTTATGTTGGTCAGCATGCCGCAAATCAAGGAATTTTAACTCAGAACTCTGATGGGGCTCTTTACAGAATGAACTTAGAATCTGTAAATGATATCGACTTTAGTGCGGGGGTCACTCAGGAATTTCTACCGAGAACTGGTCAGAAAGTCTTTCGACAAACAGATGTATTTACTACTCAAAACGGAGGTTCATACACTTGGGCATTTGATTGGTTAGTAGATTCAGAAGAAATATTACAACTGTTACTTAGATCAGCGATGGAAGTTGATGGAACAACGGGCTTGATTTCTATTGCGGGAAGTCATTCTCATTCAAGTCAATATGCCGTAGGGACTGTTGCCCCCGACTTTTCACTGCAAGTATCTTTAGTAAATCCAGACGCAAGTGAAACTCGATTGCTTCACTCTGCGGTAGTAACGGAATTGACACTCTCGATGGATACAGGAACAAATGGTGGAAGGTTAAGGGCAAGTGGGACGATGTATTCAGGCTTTAGACCTACGGTTGGGACTAACGCCGTTACAGATGATTCTACTGGTTCTAACACTGCATTTGCGAAGGGGATATATGATTGCCACGCAGTTGAAGTAGCCACTACTCAGATCACATCAAAATCTTTTTCGGTAACTATTTCAAATCCTTGTCAAAGAGTTGGTTTTGCGATTGCTAATAGCATTGATGCTGAGCCTGAAGATTACATACGAGACAGGGTTGATGTTACTGGCTCTATATCTGTAAAAATGGATGATACTTCTGTCGCTCAATTACCTTTTTGGTTAGCTGGAACATCTAAATCTATTTTGGTCGGAGACGAAGGTACTGCTGGCGGCGGTAGTGCTACAAGTATATTCTTTGAAGTTGCTCAAGCTAAGTACACAGGACATAATGTTGATTTAGGCTCAGAAGGTGGAGTATTCATTGAGTTACCGTTTCAAGGAACAGCGACAGGTTCTGAAAAACTGATTTCAGTTAAATTAACATAATACAATAGGGAGGCATAATGGTTATTACAACCAATCACGGTGAGTTTGAATGCGCCGATATTACACGGAAGCAGAGAAGGCAATTCTATAAGCGAGTCAAGGAAGTGTTTACAAGTCAAGACCTGAGTCAGTTACATGAATTAGGCGATGAATTTGCCATACTTGCTTTTGGAGATGATAAAAAAGCCGAAGAAAAGCTCGGTGGATTAACGGCAGTCCAGGAGGATGAAGTGTTGACTGCTATAATTGGGGCATATATGGGGCTTGACTTGGGAAACCTTACTGGCGATTGAGATGTGCTGTCTGGTTCTCTTATTATGGATTGCCAGACGTCCCGTTAAGCCTCCCTTACCAATCTCGGTCGCCAGCATTATTGAAGGTAATTAATTATGAAACAGAAAAAGACATACTGGAAGATGTCGAAAGGCTCTTAGATGAGGGTGTTTCAAATAAGTTTGGTATTGGTCAAAGTCTCTATTATCAATTACCTTTATTTTGTAATCCAGTTATCCTTATTTCAGATTGGTGTTGGGATATGATTACCGACTATTTCACGGTGAC